CTATGCCGAAAAGTCGGTAGTCGGCGGCAGCGCGAACCCGTGAATTTGCTGCCCAGCCAATGCGTCGCCTTCGTAGCGAATGGTCACCGGCACGGCCACGGCCCAAATTGGTTGGCTGCCGCTCAGGGCCAGCTCGTTAAAGGCCTCAAGCATCACCGTGGCGTCGGCGCCGCCGTACACCGCATTGTCGATCGGTTGCTCGGCAACAGCGCGCGGAGGCAAATCGTGCCAATGCCGGGGTTGCCAGTCCTGGTAAGTGACGATCCAAATTCGAAACAGACTCGGCGCCGGATTCCGCGGATTGCTCATCATAGTTGCCGCTCCTGAAACACAACGCAGCTCAGTCATGCCCGTGTCACTGAATCGCTGAGCTTGACAAGCGCACGAGCGATAGTATACATATGTACATTATCAGGTCGATTGGGAGTTGCGCGGTTCCTTCATGAAATTGCCCGACGCCGAAAACGAAGCCCCTAATTGCTTGCAACCTACGCCGTCGCGGCAGGCTTCGTCCACGAGTATTTCGGGCCAGCCGACTCGCAGTCTTGGTGTGCGCGTGATCGACCTGGCAACCAACGTCCGTCGGCTGATGGCCCGCTCGGGCATGACGCAGCAGGAGCTCGTCGTCACCGCGGGCGTCAGCCAGCGCACGCTCAAGGCGATCTTGAGCAATCGCGGCAAGCCCCACGCGCGCACCTTGCACCGCCTGGCTCGCGGCCTGGGGGTTCCGCCCGACGAACTGTTCCAGACCAGCTCGTCGTTGGCGCACCGGCACTTCGATCAATGCACGAACCCCTTGATTGATCAGCTGGTCACCGAGCGGCCCGAGCTGTTCGAAAACTGGACGGTCGCGGAATTCGACGAGCTCTATTCGCGGTTTGGCACCGGCGGAGCGCTGACCGCCGATGGCGCGGCCGAGGCGGTGCTGGCCATGAATCGCAAGCGCGAAGTCCATCACAAGGTGGCCCTGATCCTCGAAACGCAGGAAGCTGGCCTGCTCGTCGACCTGGTGGGCCTACTTTATCAACGAGTGCTCGTCGCCCACCGCTAAGCCATCCGGCCAGTGTCAGCTAGTTGTCATGGGTGGTTTGGTATGTCCAACTGGACGGGCTAACCCGCACTATCCGGGTCCGCTTCGCAGCCTTCTAGGTGCCTAGTGACATGAGCCATTTCCCACTCGATGGAAGAATTCGCCCATGCCAAGACGCCCCCAAAAACATGCCACCCGCGGTCCCGATTGGCGCGGCAAGCTAATGAAGGAAACTGCGGCGCTCTACGCGAAGCTCGGCCGTGCGCCACGCCACCAAAAGGCGGAGCTTCACCAGCGGATCGCCGAGCTAACCAGGATTTGCAATGCCGATTGAGCTCGCCCTCCGGAACGGCAGCTGCTCGGCTTGCTTAACCGTGACTTGCAGGCTGCTCCTATTCCGCTGAGTACATTCGGACAGGCAACGAGCCCCCCACCGTTGGTAGAATGACCGGCCTCAATACGGGCCAAGCGACACGATCATGGGATCCACAGGAGGACTGGTTCATGGACACAGAGAGCATCAGGCTCGGTGTTGGGATGCTTCTGTTTTGGGCTGGGTTCTATCTCTTCACCTGGCCAGCTAGAGGCGATGTCAAGGACCATGCGGCCTATTTTGGCGTCGCAGGTTTACTCATGATTATGATTGGCGCGTTCCTGGCGGAAGGATTTCGTCAGCGCGGCGCAATCGCTCTACTAATTTCGATATCAATCGGTGCGGTGATCGGCATTGCCGTAGGCTGGTTTGTGAACTCCCGCTATCCCGCGCACGATGGATTGTCAATTGGACTTTACACAGGGTTGGTGGTCGGAGTCGTTAGCTGGATACTACTTGAAGTGCCACGAAGACTGAAGGCCCGGCGCACCGGACCGAATTCAGACCACTGACCACCAACCGGTCTTCGACGGCCGCGCCGCGCCACTATAATGCTCACTTACCCAGCCCACTTCCCCAGCGGGCACAATTCCTTCGCCCAGGCCGCCTTATTCAGCCGCTTGCGGCGCGGGCTGATTCTGCAGCCGCAGGTGGTGTGCGTGCAGGTGCCCTCGGTTGGGTCGGTGTCGCTCGGCCGGAACAGGTGACAGCTGTGGCACACTGCCACCCGTGCGGCGATTTGTTCGTCGCTGCACTCGGGCATGCCGGCGGCCAGGTGCCCCGCTGCGGACCTGGCGAAATTGCCCGCACGGCGCAGCAGCGATGGCGGCTGCGGAATCGTGGCCTCGCCAGGGCACTCGCGACGCACCCGCGACAGATCGCTGCCGATGGCGCGCCGTTCCTTTTCGGTCATCCGGTAGGGTTGAGCGCAGATGGGGCACCAGTGGCCATCATCCCGCGCTTCGATCGCACAAAACATCAGGGATACTCCACCGTCACGTCGAACAATTCGGAAAGGGCGGTGCTGAGGCCGGCCTCAGTCAAGTCGACGGAAAAATCAGAGCAATCAAAGCCGTCCAGCGCCACTGAGCCCTGCCAGTTGTGGCCGGGATCGGGGCCTCCCGTGACAGGAATGGCGTTCAAAGTAAATTGCACGCCGGCGCCGCCCGTGCCCATCGTCATGGTCAGGCCGATGAACCGCAGGCACACTGGATCCTCCGTCGGATCGACGGAATTGATGGTTTCCACATAGTCATCGACGGCCGCCTTGCTGGTCGGCCCAAAGTAGATTGAGTAACGGCAATCGTTCAGGTGGCTGGCAAGCGTGAACGATCCGGTCAGCGCGGCAATGTCGGCGGCGCAGTATGCCGACGTGTCAGCACCTGCCTTGACGGACATGATCACCTTCAGGCTGGCCGGCGTTTCATCCTCGCACGGCTCGCAATGGTTGTTGTCGCAGTCGACGCACTCCGCCGGATCGAGGCCCGTGAATTCGTTGTTCGGGGTCGATGCTTTGGAATGATTGAGCGTGATGCCCTTGACTCCCAGGTAAGCTGGGGTGTCGCCGCCCACTCCGTAAAAGGTCGGCCCGGCCTGAATGCCGATGCCGCAGCCGTCGCCCGTGGCCGGTCCAGCGGCGTCGCGAAAGCCGAGTGTGGCAAACGCCGTGCGGGTGCGCGTCTCGCCGAAGCAGGCCTGCATGATGTTTGGAAAAGGGTCGTTGCCGGTCTGAACGTTCGCGGTGATGCCGCTCGATCCATTGATGGTGACTTCATGGAACATCACGATATGCGCCGCGCCCTGGGCCGAACCCAGAAACTCGGCCAGGATGTGCGCCCCGCCGCTGTCGTGCAGGAATTTGACCTTCAGGCCCTGGTAGACGCTGAAATCAAAATCCTCGGGAATCGTAATGCCAACCGCAAAGTACCACTGCGCCCAGGCATTCAGGTTCACGCTGTCGAGCGGGTGGCAGGTAAGCAGCTTGACCGAAGCATTGGTGGTTTGCGTGATCCAATAGTCGTTTACGAAGTCGGCTGCCCAGGCGGCGGCGGTGTAGCTGATGTTGCAGTTGACGAACGCGGCCGGGTCGCCGGCGTCGGCCAGGTTCGCCCCGGACGGATAGATGCCATAGGCGCCAGCGTCGGGAAATCCCACCTCCGTGATGTGGCAGTGGCGATAGGAAAACTGGCAGTGCTTGTGCCAGGGCGCAACGGCGTACCAGTCGATACTCATCAGCGAAAACTCGATGGTGTGGCCAGCCGCCAAGGCGCCGACGCCGATGGCCGCGTAGCCGCCACCTGGCAATGGCGTGTGGCTGAGGCCCAGCATTTGGTTGATCGTCAAATTGCCGTACACCCACACGTCTTCGCCGTCGCAAGCTACCGACAAAAGACTGCTGTTGTCATAGGGCACCTGGGTCCGTAGCGCACCGGAGGCGTCGTACATTCGCAGGCAGCCGTTCTGGAATCCGCCGCCGTATTCGGCTTCGACCTTAACGCCGTTGCCGCCTGAAGAGTTGGTGGCCACGCGAATCTGCACCACGTCGCCCGCGTCGGCGCCGGTCCAGCTCCACAGCGCACTGACGATCATCACCGGCCGGCCATTGGGGTTCCGCTGTGTGCTGACGGCCACGGCGCCGGCGATGTCGGCCAGATAGTCGACCGTGCTACCCAGCGCAGGGTGCCAACCACAGTCGGTGGTGGGAAAGTCCGGTAGCGTCGCGGTGTCGTCGTAGCAAATCGCACAGATGAACGGGTGGCAGTAGTTGCAGCGCTCGCCCTCCACTTCCCGCACCAGGATCAGCACTCCGTCGAAATAGGCCGTGCCGCCGCTGGCCGCCAGCTCGATGGCGCCATAGGGCGTAGCCGGGGAAGTGAGCGAACCGCTGACCTGCATCAACGGCGCGTTGGCATCGTAGAACAGTGCGCCCCATTTGTTGCCCACCTGGCCGATGCACAGGATGAACGTGTGCGGGCCGCTGCCGGCCGAGATGTGCGGATTCACCACGTCGGGCGATGGGCCTCCCACCCCGGCAATCTCCATCGTGGTGCTGTCGGCGCCAAGCGTCAAAATGCCATCGACACCGCCCACTGAAATCGTAACCACCGTGCCAACCGTGCCGGCCGAGACCGACACCGATACGTAGTCGCCCGCTGGTCCGGTGACCGATTCGCCGCTGGGAATCTTGAGCTTGTTCGTCTCAATGTCGCCGCCCGAATAGGCTTCCCAGTCGCAGGTAGCCGCGATCGTGATGTCGGAGTTGTCCGCGCGGTTGAACTCGTCGCGGCAGACCACACAGGCCGGCGGCGGCGGATCGACCGCCAGGCACTCGGGGCAGTTGGCGAGGTTCGCCGGCTCGTCAGCCTGGCCCCGCGACAGCTTCACGCGGTCGAACTCGATCCGCCCTTGCAGCGAACGCAGTCCCAGCGTCTGCGCGGTCAGCGCGAGCGGAATCGTATCGCCAATCTCGCACCCGCCGCCGGCCTTGGCCATGCGGACTGCCGGCTGGTCGGCGTCGCTCTCCAGTTGACCGATGCACAGTTCGATTTCGTGATCTTCGCCCGGCGCCAGATCGCAGGTTTCCAGCACGAAGCCCAGGTCGGTGCCGGTCAGCACGAAGTAGCCGGGGTTGCCAAACACGACCAGGCCGACGACACCGCCCAGCGTGATCTCGGCCACGTCGGAATTCTGCTCGCCGCGGACCGTGATTTCGACCCGCGCGCCCTGGGCGCCCACCACGCCATCGTCGGTGTTCAGCACCAGGCGACCAGAGTCAATTGCGGGCTCGCCCGAAAGCACCGTCCACTCGCAGCGCGTCGGCGAGCCGGTCACGATGTCGTCGGAATCATCGCGCTCGAAGTCATCGAGGCAGACCGTGCAGCGGGTGCAGCAGCGCAGGCAGAACAGCATGCTGGTTTACTCTTCGTCAGGCTAGGTGGTTTCGCACTCCCACGGTTCGATGTACCAGGTGTTGTCGATGTACAGCGCCAGACAAAACACCCCCGCTTCGATCGCAACTGAAGTGCGATTACGGGCCATGAACTGATCCAGCGGATCGGATGCTTCTTCGACTCCCGCGCCATTGATTTTCCAGCGAGTGACCATGCCCGACCCGCCGCTGGGCGAGACCATCGCGTTGGCTTTCACGATCTGTAGCGTTTGGCGTTCGCTCCCCGCGGCAATCCACAGTCCACCCAATAGAGTGAATCGCGTGATCTGCTCGGCGGGCACTGGATAGGTCAACAGGTTGTAGGCCGTGAACGACGTGGCGGGGTCGGCGGCTACGAAAGCGTCGCCGTTCCAGACATACAGTTGGGCCGTGGCCAAGCCGGGGTCGCCTTCATCGATCGCGGGGATCTCTGTTTCGGCCACGCCGACAACGCTAACGATGTTGCGCAAGCCGCCGTGCAAGATTCTGGCGACGCTATTGCGCACGCCGTGTACGGTGACCAGGTGCGGGTAGCCGCGCGCCGCCGTCCATTGCCCGGCTCGCGGCCCGCGCGCGTCGCCGACCAGCGGCGAGCCGTCGTCGTAGGCGACCGACACATCGCCCTGACGGTAGCAGATGCCCTTGCTGCCCGCCGCGACCCGCACCGAGCCATTGATGGCAAACTCGTGCCGCAACGTCGTCGATGGTCGGCGACAGGTCATAAACGCCACGCCATCCTCAAACACTGTGCCGGTGATTTCCATCACGGCACAAGGCGGCGCAGCCTGCTCGTCGATGTTCTTGAAGGGAATCTTTGCCAAAGGCCGTATCGGCGTGGTGGGAACTGTCACGATCGAGGCCTCGCCTTCAAGGAGGCTTGCTGTTTGAGGGAGCGGGCCAACTGACGCGGACCGGGCTTGCCGGCTGCAGAGCCTCGCGTCCGTTCGAACCCGCGCCGGATTGCATGGTCCCACCCTCCGCGCGCAGGTTGGCTCTGTCGTGACGCCGTGGTCGTCGCGCCTCCAGGGCCGACATGGAAGCCGACTTGCTCGATAGCGCCATCCAACTCGATCCGCACCAAGCCCGCGTAGCGTGCGGTTTGAGGCGCGGTCGAATGATATTCCAACGCGGCCAAATCGAGCCAGCGATCCGCCAGCTGGTTTACCTGCGAAAGGTTCGTGTCGACGCCCGTCAGGTTGTAACTCTCCGAATACCGCGGCACCGACGTCAACACGATCTCATCGTGCTTCAAACACCGCACCGCGGCCGACGCCGCTGGCGCCAGCGTCCGCGTCCGCACATGCCGCGCCGGTTCGAATGACTGGAGATCGCGAACGCTGCACGCGGCCCGCAGCACCAGTTTCGCGGGTCCGATCTCCATCTCGAATTGACTCTCGCCACTGGCCGCGGCATGCAGATTGCGGTACACCGGCTCTTCGAAAATCACCAGGCCGCGGGCCGTGTCGATCGTCAGTGGTCCGGTGTACATCGCGCCCAACCCTTGCGAGATCGGCTGATCAGGAGCCGGCGCAAGCGACTCAGCCGTGTTCCTCATGTCACCCACTTCACGATGCCACACGCCGAACACCGCGGCCGGCCGATTCGAGACCTGGCCGTTCTCGGCGATCGTCACCACCTGCTCGTCTTCGATCGGCAGCAGCTGTTCGAGCGACACCGGGCCGCCATAGCCGGGGACGCTGATGGGACTGCGAATGCGGTAATAACGAAACACGCTGCGCAATGCCAGGGAGCGGCGCGGAGTGGCCACCTGGTGAAAGTAGGGCAAGTCCACGCCCGACCAGCCGCCGGAGGGTCGGTAGCTGAGCGCGTCGAGCGGACGCAGGAAGTCGCCGCCGCCTTCCGCCGCGTCGGCCTCGAGTCCCACCGCTTCCAGCGGAAAATCGACCTGGTACCGGTTGGGACCGCACACCACGGCCAAGGCGTCGGGTCGCTCGGGCGGATTGAGCACTTGCGCGAACTCCAGAGCGCCGGCGGTACCGAGCCACGCACCGACTCCCGCGCGTCGAATCGCCACTCGATTGTCGAGCTGCAATACAATACGGCAACCGAGCTCGTCGCACAGTCGTGACAACATTTCAGCCGGTACGTCCCAATCCCATTCCACGCTTGGCCGGGCGTCGTTGGGAAGCGCCAAGACGTCGAAGTGCGATTCTCCCATCGCGGTCAAGCACAGCGCGGCCAGCTGCTGAGGCGTGCGCTGACTGTCGCGCGAGCCCTCTTCTCCGCGCCGCATGCTGCCGTCATCGCGCCGGAGGTTATATGAGCCCGAGATGGCGCCGAACTTCCAGCGCCAGCGGCGGTCGAGGATCGACAGCCGCCAGATCTCGCCGCGGCTGTTGCGCTCCAACGAGCCGCGGTCGACTTTGCAGCCGGGGAACTCGAACAACGCGTCGCCGAACGAGAATACCAGCGTGCCGGTCTCGGTGATCAGCTCGGCTTGCGGCACGATGGTCAGCGTTGCGGTGCCAGGCGAAATGCCGTGTCCCAGGCTGATCGACGCGCTGAGCAGTTTTCCGATGCCGGGGAACGTGGCAAGTCCCTGGGGAGGTGTCATGCGGCTAGGACCTTTGCAATTGGAACGTGTGGCCCAGGTCGAGGTTTACATCGGCCAGTTCGCTGCTGATCGCGATGGGGTTGGTAAAGGTGACGGTCTTGGCTGGATCGCGCAGCACTCCGCCCTTGGCCAGCGTGGTGTTGGTGCCGGTCCGCGGCTGCATGTCCTGGCGGAAGTCGAGCTCGCCGCCGTCGGAGATCGTGGCCGACGAGTACGTGCCGTTCGACCGATAGCGAACCGCGCCGCCTTGAATCGTCAAAACTCCGGGCGATCCGGCCGCGATGATCGTTTCGCCGCCGCTTTGCACCAGCGACGACAAGCTGGAATTCACTTCCAGCGTGCCGCCCAACTTAGTGATCGCGCACGAGGCAAGTGAGCATCCTGGCCCAAGTCGCACGTCGGAATCGCTGGATGCGTTGTGCTTGAAACCCTGCTTGAGTGCCGCCAGTGTGGCCGCTTCGCCGGCAAAGTTCGCCGCCGCAAAACTTCCCTTGGCGACCAGCGCTTGGTTGCCCGCGTGCGTACCCTTCCACAACACGGCTTTGACGTCTGGCTCGGCGGGCGTCCCGGAATCGAGCACCTGGATCGTGGTCTGCACGGCCAGCGTGTCGAGCTTGATCCGACCGCTACCGGCCCCCTGCCCTCGGCCGATGACGATCTGCGTCGCGCCGATCTTCAAGTATTGCGGTCGATATTCGACGTAGCCGCCCGCGTTGGTGCGCGGAAGACCGATCGTGCCAGTGTAGCTCTGTTCGATCGACAGGCTCGCCAGCGTGACAGCCGACTGGTCGAGGCCATAGAGCACGGAGTTGGCCGATCCTTGAAACACCACGTCATCGCCAGTGGCCGGCACGCTGCCAGTCGACCAGTTGGCCGCCACGTTCCAAAACGCGCCACCGCTGGCCGCGCGGATCGTCGACTGAGTGAAGGTTTGACTGTCAGCCTCGCCGCCACCGCTTTCGGTCGTCGACAGTGTGACGCTAAACGGCACGCCAGCCACCTTGGCGGTCAGGTCGAGCGCGCCCGAGCCAGCGTCGCTGGCCGCGATCGCAACGAACTCGGGGTGCGTCGTTTGTGGCAAGGCGTTCCAGGCCGCCACGATCGCGGCGGCTATATCGGCGGCCGACGTCGATGTCGCCGCGACCGACAGTTCCTTGCTACCCACGGCCAGCGTAAACACATCCCCCAGCTCAATCGTGCCGCCCAGCGTGCATCGCGTTGCCTGGGCAATGCTGTGCGCATCGCCCTTCCAAATCAGCGTGGCCATTGCCTTCTCCTCATCACAGCGGCCAGGCAGTCGGCAACCCGACCAACGGGCCTGAGTCTTCGAAACTGTAGGACCACGTCACGCGGTACTCGGTAAACGTGGGATAACCGGGCGGACCGCTGCGCTTCGGCGGATCGACCCGCACGCTGCGGCGATCGACGTGCTCGGCCGCCGGCCAAATCGGCGCCGCAGGCACCGGGTAAGCCAGATAACCCACGGCCTGACCGTTTTGCGACACACGAAATGTCGTGGCCTGCTTGAGAAGTTGCTTCTGCGGCAGCCCGTTGATGGGCTCGAGAAACGCCACCTGCGGTCCGCCGCCTTGGAACGAAAGCGTCTCAGTCCACATCAGCAGCGTGGCGCCGGGGTCCAGCCAGTCGGCCTCGAGCGCCAATACGTAGGTGCGATAGGTCGAATACTCGGCCCCCTTTCCGTCAGGAAAGCAAGGCGGCATCACGACGCGCACTCCGCTGTTGGTCGCGGCCGAGGTGATGTGATGGCCCGACGGCTGGCCGCCATCGAAATAAAACCCCACGTCCTGCCCCTGCACGCTATACGCCGCCACGAGCGCCTGGATGGCGGCGGTGAGTGCGCCCTGATCGTTGGCTTGCAGGCGCCCCTGAACATCCCAGCGTTCGCGGACGCCGCGCGGCAGGCCCGCCTCGCTGAACAAGCCGTGCCGGGAGATCGTCACCGAGGCTTCGCCCACCGCGTGTTGATAGTTTCCGTATCGCAAATACATCGCCAGTTTGCCTGTGCTTTCCGACTTTCAAGTCCTGCCGCCAAATTCACACGGCTACACATTTCCGACGGCGCTAGCCGCTTGAGTCATGCGTCACCACCAGCTCGGCCGAACCGCCGACGCGGCGGGCCGGCATCTCCAGGTTCAGGGACAGCTCGCTGCGCCCGGGCACGTTCGGGCTGCGGTCGGGCACCTGCAACGTGGCGAAACTGAACGTGGTCTGGTAGCCGGAGGGCGGCGAACCGCCCAGCGAGTTCGTCCACTGCAACACGCCCGCCGCCCCGGACAGCGCCTGCGCGTACAAATCCGTATTGCCCGCCGCCCAGGCATGCACGGTCCGCAGCAGGATGTTACGGTCGCCCTCTGGCGCGTTGACGATCGTCACCGAGTTCATGAAGCGATCGGCAACGATGCTGTTGTCGATCATCAGCTCGAACTGCTTAACTTCACGGGCCACTCCCGCCAGGTTCAGCCCCACGTCGGAGAAGATGTACGGCTGCGTCGCACCCAGCGACAAGGAAGGAAACGTGCCGGCCGCGGACACGCTTTCCGACTGCGCCACAATGTCCAGCACCAGCCGCAGCAACCCGCCCTGGGAACCTTGAAACGTAGCTCGCGTGACTTTGCAGCCCGCGTAGGTAAACACCCGGGCCACGCGGTCGATGGCCAGCGTAAAGCTGGGCAACGTTTCGGCCAGGTTGTAGGTCGTGCCGCTGGGGGCTGCGCCCAGAATTCGAGGCAGCCAGATCGCCAGGTCCTCGGGCGTGGGCTCGAGCACCAGCTGGCCCCCTACACGGTAGGGACCCACGCGGGTGTCGTCGGCCTGGCGGCTGCGCGTGCCGCGCAATCCGTTTCGCTCGACGATCAATCCGCGCTTGACGATGCTCTCGTTAACGAACACGAAGCCCTGATCGGGCGTGGCGGCGGTGCCGTAGGTCGACTCGGACTTGGTTCCCAGTTTGGCCTGGTGGCCCATCGAGGCCGTTGTCGGTGTCATCTCTTGTCCTTTCGCTGTGCGCTTTGGTGGTCGCGGCGCCCGCCCGCTTGCCGGACGAGCACGAAACGAGCCTTGGAACTAAAAGCCTCGCCGTTCGCGACTCACGAATCTCAGTAACACGGAAGACGTCAGGTACTCTTGCTTCCAGCTTTGCGGATCAGGGCCAACGGCCGGTTCGACCACGGTGTCGATCACTTCGTCGACGCCCGGCAGCCGCTGGTTGCGAAAAGCCCGGGCAATGCGCTGCCGCCACAGCAAGTGGCGATCGATATTGGCCGCCAAAGTGGGCTCCTGGTTGTCGCGATCCAGCAGTGTCACCAATACGTCGTAGTGAACGTCGTCCAGGCCGTTGGTTCCCTCGGTGGCCGGCATCGCCGCGCGATGCGGCGACAGCACCACGGCTGGGAATCCATCGACGCTGCGCGAAACGTTGCGAGCCGTGGGCACTTTCTCCACCAGCACGTTGGCGCTGGAAAGGTCTGGTAGCGCCAGCAATCGGATGCGGGCCTGCGCGGCTTCGAGGCAACGGGTGTGAATCGATTCCAGCCCGTCACTAACGACGAAGTACACGACATTCGAAATTGCCAACCCCGCCCCCAGCGACGACACGGCGTAGCCGAAGTAGTGCCCCACGGGCAGGTTCAACTCCAGGTTGCCGTTTCCCGTGCGGGCGCCCACGAACTGCCAGGCACCCGCTCCCAGGTGGCCGGCGAAGTGCTCGACGTAGACGATCACGCTTGCGCCCAACTCGACGCCGGCAATCGACGCCGTGGCTCCACTGTTGTCGGCATGATCGACAATCGCCAGCATGGGCGGAGCCATTGGCGCCACGGCACCCGCTCCGCGCAGCAATTCTGCGACTCGCGCGACGGCAATCATGTGATGCTTTGCCCCAGAATGGTGTTCACGTTGGTGACCGGAGCACCATTGACGTCTCGCAGCTTTTGCCGGAGCAATTCGACCGCGCCAGGCTGTCCCAGCGTGCCGCTCCCTTTCTTAATCAACACCAGGGCCCAGGGATTGACCGAAGTGTCAATCACGCGGTCGGCCTCGAGCAGATCCTGGCAGGCCGCCAGGCCGACGACACTCGAAAGGGCGCCGTCGCCGTTGACGGCGATCTGGTTGGGGCCAGTGCCGGTCGTGGGCAGTGAGCCCGCCGAACCGCTGGCGGCGTTCGGCAGCGCGGTCAACCCGCCGCGAACCGCGTCGTTCACGTCCAGGCCCAGCGTGAGTTGATACTCGAGGTCGGCCTGCGTGGTCCCCGTGGCGCTTACCGAGATCAGCAGCGCCCGCGCACCCGCGACGGCAAACCGCGCGTTCGGCAGAAAGATTTCGTACACGCCTGGATGGTTCGTGGCGTGCAGCTCGCGAAAACGACAGCGGGTATTCAACGTCGGAGCCTGGTAGGTACCGATCGCCGTGGTCGGCGTTTCGATTTCGCTGCCGGTGCAAACCACGCTGCTGGCTTCGACGTCGGCCTTGGACGCGATGCGCAGGCCGGCGCTGGCGGGCGTAAGACCCGTCTTGCCGGCCCCGGTCGGGCTCGTGGCGTCAATCAATTTCACCAGCACCACTTCGCCTGTGGTGCCGGACTTGCGGATGTGTTTCATCTCAAGCTCCCAAATTGCCGGTTAATTGCAGCATGCCGCCGGAGAAATTCGGGATCGGCAGCGGCGTCGGGGGATCGTAGGTGATGATCAGTCGCGGCCGCAGCGAGGGCGTGGGATCACTGGCGCTGCGCAAGGCTATGAAGTGATTCGTCGTGCCGGCTTCGCTCCCCACGCAGAGCAGGTTCAGGTAGCCGCCTCGGTTCTCCAGCGCGTCGGCGGTCAGATCCTTCAGTGACGAGAACAACAGGTCATCGCTGGGAGTATCGATCATCGCCGTGTCGTGGCTGGCGGTGTCGTAGTCGCCGCCGGGCGCGGTCCAGGCCTGCGCGCCGTCGAATTGGTTCCAAGTCGCGCCGAACTCGGTCCAGTCGGCTCGCGTCGCGCGATAGGCTCTGACCGCCATCGGCGTCGGCAGCGATCCGCCGTCCCCGTGAAACAACGTGAGCACGACCGATTGCAACGCGGCCCGCGCAGGCACGGCACGCACGTCGAAGCGCAAGAGCGCGCGGCTGTACACCGTCACTTTCGAGATCGAGGCGGTGCCGATCGTCATCAGCTGTGTATCGCCGAAGTTCAAATCGGCGTAGGGCCCGTTGATCAGGTAGGTGTCGGCGCTGCCCGCCTCGTCGGGCTGTAACACCAGTTCGCTGCTCATGACGGTTCCTCCAACTCTGCCACAAGCCGCTGCTGCAAGATCGACAGCTCGCATTCAGCCCAGAACAACCGCGCCACGCGGTCCTCGGACGAGGCTCCGGCCGGCAGCGGCTCGAACCCGACCGGCCGATAGGTAATGATTTCAAGCGCATCCATGCGGGCACGCTCGCTCGTGGGGCGGGCGTCGATCTCGGCAAAGCCCCGCACCGCGCCGGCCGCGATCGCCCAATTGCAGTACACCAGCATCAGGTGGTAGTAAACCTGCGTGTCGTCTGCAGCCAGTGCGACCAGCCGCGGCAACTCGAGTGGTCCACACCACACACCAAACCCAAGGGGCTGCTGATTGTCCTCAGCGATCACCAGGGTGTAGCCGGCCGACATCAATCCGGTGATGTAGGCGGCCGTGACTTGCGCCGCCTGGTACCAGCAGGACTGCTCATCCAGCGTCTTCACATTCCACAGGGCCGCCAGCACCGGGCTGTCGGCGGCAATGCAGGTGCGCAGTGCGATCATGGCAAGAGCTCACAGTCAGTCGAACAGGTTGCGAAGCGAAACTACAACTGGCGCCGGGTGACCACTCGCCACACTCGCGCCAGCGGCGAGAGCGAAGCGCTTTGAATCGTCCAGAACGTGCCGCCGGCGTCTTCGATGGCGTCTCCCTGCCGCGGCTCGACGTCGGCCAACGTCTCTGCCGGCAAAGTCCAGCCCAGGTCGGCCGATTCCAGCCCGACCTGGCGGAATTCGATCTCGGCCAGCGTCAGACTGCCCCGCTTGGCTCCTGCCACGCTGACCACGCTACTGCCGTGCAGCGTGACGGTTTCGGTGCCGTCGATCAGTCCCAGGTCGCCGGCCACGTCGGGCGTGAATGTCATGGCGTGTATCCTTGCGATGGAATTTCAAAAGGCTCGGCCGCGCTGAGTTGGGCGTTGCACCACTCGATGCGGCGCTGCAAGTGTTCCAGGTACTCGGTCCAGCTAAAGCTCTGGCCGCCATCGCTGTAGCTGGGTTTGCGCTCGGCCGACACCGCGGCGATTTGCGCCAAGGTGTTCGCGCGGATCGCGGTCAATTGTTCGACGTCGGTCATCGCCGTGTCTCCTCGTGGTCAGTGCTGGCCGCCGCCGCGCCGGCGCACGAGTCGATCCCGCGGCTATCCGCGCAGGACCGGGCTCGGCGCCGGCGCACCCGCGCCCGATCAGCCGGTGTTCTTCACGACGTATCGCGGATTGAGCACGGCCGCGGCCCCGCGTTCGCTGGCCTTGAATCGGACCACGATGTCCTGGTTGAAGTCGGCCTCGCTGTTGGCAGCCGACTGGGTGACCGTGATCGGCCAGTTCTCCATGTAGGCGAAGGCCCGCTTGAAGTCGCCGATGAACCACCACTTCTTGGCGTCGGCCGGGGCCTGGCCCGCGGCCACCACGCGGCGATAAGCCAGCCGGCTTTCGTGAACGGAATAGCCACCGAGCGGGTTAGCCGCCAGCGTGGTCGTGCCGGACCCGGAAGCCGCGAAGCGCACTTCGAGGGCGTTGAACACCCGCGCCGCCGCGTGACGATAGGCCGGCATGACCAGCACGGTGTTGGCCTGCAGCAGCACGGGCTCGCCCGTGGTCGGATCGAGCATGTCGGCGAACAGCTGCTCGGCCGCGTCGACATTGGTCCAGTCGACCAGCTCGTTTCCGGTCTTGACGTTCACCCAGGGAGCCGACGACTGGTAAGTGTTGTAGGCCGTGCCTTGCCACTTGTAGTTGTTCGTGGCGCCGATCGCCAGGTCGATCAGCCGCTTCTCCTTGTTCAAACCCAACAGCTCACCCACTTCGGCGGCGCGGCTGAGCACCAGGTGGGTGCGATCGAAGAACACGGCCTCCTTGGTCACCGGTACGATGAAGCCCCGCTTGGTCGTCGACGGAGTTTCGATGTAGTCCTCGCCAAAGCCCAGGCTCGGGTAGGGCATGCCGGGGTGCACCACGTCGGCGCTGCCAGACAGCCCGCCGATGCCGGGGATCTTTTCGCCGTCCAGCCGGGTTGGAATCGTATCGACCAGCTTCGAGAGCACGAAGGCTTCGTGGTTGTAGGCCTCCATGATCTTCGAGTACACGACCTGGCTGGCCACGTTCAGGAATGCGGTCAGGTCCACGCCGTCGCCCGCCTCGAGCACGCGCACGCCGTCGCTACTGCGCGGGTCGAGCATTCGCACCCACTCGTGGCCGTCCGGCACCAGGCCTTCTGCCAGTTCGCGAATGCTGAAATCCTCGGGGCGCACCTTCTTTTCCTTCAGTGCGCCGGTAAAGTGCTGCATCGTTTGCTGCGGCCCGTCGAGCTCGAACCGCCGTTTCAGTTCCCTGGCTTTGATCACAACCATATCTCCTGAAAGTTGAATGTCGTTGCAATTCCGGATGGAAACATGCGCCGCGCTGGCAAGAACTGCTAAGCCACGGCTTGCGGCCCGGCGTGACTGACCGTGCTGACAATGTCGACCAGCAAGGTGGTGCCGGCCGGATTCACGCGCTTTGCGCAGTAGCCCACCGACAGTTCGGGGTTGGCCGCCGCCACGCCAATCACTTGCTGGTTCAACAGCGCGGTGCCGCCGGCGTTATCGTCCACGCCGATCCGGGCCCCGACTTCGAAGGTGGCCGAGGCGCAGGCAAACTCAAAGACACCGGTCGTCGCCACGCGAATGTCCTGCGTGTCGCCGGCCCGCGACTGTTGCATCGCGATGCCCGCGAACTTGTCATGAAATGCCTCCTGTGTGGCCGCCAGACTGCCGCCGTACGTCAAAATGCTGGCCGGCTTGGCGGTGCCGGAGTCGAGATACACCAGGTCACCGATTTCGATCACCGTGGCCGAGGCCACGGCCAGCACCACCGGATTCGTGTCTCCGTATCGCCACCGCATCGTGTTGGCCATTTCGCTTCCTCCCGTCGGAATTAAGAATTGTGCCTGGAATGTTGCTCAGACTTTGGCGCGTCTGGCGATGCCGCCGCCGCGCCCCGCGCATCAGGTAATCAGTGCCACGAACTCGTCGATCGTGCGCGGCGAGCCGCCGCGTTCGATTGCTTGCTGCTCGCGCGACAACGGCCGCGACGCTTCGTCACTGCAGGGCAGTCGGCGGGCCGCGCCGATCAACTCGGCTCGCTCGCGCACCAGGGACCGCATGGCGGCTTCGTTGGGCGCCACCAACAACGACTCGAAGAACGCCTGACTTACGAGCGTGTGGGCCTGCGCAACCGAGCTGTCGGGATCGGGCAGGCGAAATTCGCGTAGCAAACGCTTGGCCTGCGCGCGTCGCTCGCGAACCGCTTCACGCACGCGCAGACCGTCGAGCTCCGCCCGCAAGGCGTCGATCGTCGCCTGCTGCTCGGCCACGGCCGCTTCGATCAGGTCGGGCCGAGCGGCGCGAAGGTCTTCGAGCGTCAGGTCGGCCAGACGCTGCTGCCAGTCGACCTCGCTCGCCGGCGGCGCCTCGTCGGCGCTCTCGAACAGCCCATTGGTCGTAGCAGGGTCGGCCACCAGGTCGACGCCCTGCACCTTCAGAATCGCCTCGACGACGACCTGCCCGCCGTGGTGCGAGGTGCGGGCTTCGACGTTGTGCGACAGTCCCACGTTTTCCGGCGCGTGGGCCGCGTCCCAGGCCAGTTGCTCCGCCAGCGGATGCTTGGGATTGAAGTGCAAGTCGCCGAACAACCCGTCGCCGCGGGCCTGCACACCACGGATCGCGCCCAACCGATCCTGGTAGTCGCGGGCCGCCAGCGGGTGGCCCTTGGGATGGTTGACGTTGACCTTCGCCCCTTCGTACAGGGCCGCGGCCTGCCGCAGCGCGGCAGGCAGGTAGCGACGACCGTTGCGCGACACCAGCCCCAACAGTTTGACGCCCCGAATGATGCCTCGCTCGCGATCGACGCGCATCGCGACGCCACGCGAACTGACCAACTCTTGCAGCAGCTCGTCCATGCGAGATCCCCTTCTGACCAAAAAAAGAGGGCCCATCGGTCAACTCCTCGTGGAGTCGACGGATGGGCCCCCAGTCGATACCTACTTGCGTAGGCCCTCTGTGATACCCCGAACACCTTGCGCCGCCTGGCGGCGCGTTGCTACCTGCTCAGCTCGTCGCTACCTCTCGACCTCTTCGATCGTGCGACTCAACCGCTGTAGAGTGCCATCCGACACGACGAACTCAATCCGCGCGGCGCCGTGAAATCCACGCACCATCACTTCGTCGAAGATCGCATCGAGCATCGTTTGCAACGTGGACATCTTTCGTTGATTCGCCGTGGTGTCCTTCAAACTTTCCATACTCGCAACTTAGCGATCGCCGCCGCGACTTTCAATTTGAGTTTTCAGGCCACTCGACGATTTGTCGTCGCGCTGCTGCGCGCGTGCATCGGCGTGAGCAGGCTGCGCCTGGGCCGACTGCGGCTGCGCGGACTGCGCGTGCTCGCGCCAATTGGCTTGCTCCTGGTTGTAGTCCAGCCCGCGCCGCTGGCTCCAGGTTTGCGGTGAGAGAATGCCCGACTCGTGCTCGATGCGAAACGCCTGGGCTTCCTTCAGCGCATCGTGCACTTCGAGCGTGGGCGGCCCGACCTGGATGTCGACCGCCATAAGCGCTTCGCCCGGCAGCCGGCCGGCGGCTACGGCATTGCCCAGCACGCGCCGCATGACCAGCAGATCGTCGCACGCCAGGTCGGCCTGCAACCGCGCGAACATGCGAATCGCTGGCCCTTCAGCCACCATGGTCGAGGCGAAATTGGCGTTCGACGCGTCGGAGGTAAGCATGAACTCGGGCATCACCAGCCGGCTGGCAATCGCCCGCAGTTCGGCTTGCAGCACGATCACATAACTCGACGCGTCCAGTCCTGCGGTGGGAAAGTCGTATTCAATGCCGCCGTGGCTGTCGAGAATCGTGCCTGGTCCAAACCGCCGCAGATTCGTGGTCTGTCCGGTCGACGGCGAGGTGACCGTGGCATCGCTCGTCGCGGCCACAAATTGCTGCACGCCCGCACGGGTCGCGCCGCGATGCTTGCGGACCAGCGCGATCGCCGATTGAATCTCTGCCACGACGCTCATATTGCGCAGCAGCTTTTCGGCCCGACGCAGGTTTTTTCGCACCGGGTAGAACAGTGGCAGGCCGCGCTTGACATTCGAGTCGACGTTGGCCTTGCGATGCTGAATCTCGGCGGCATCGACCAGCTCGTCGTCGACAAAGTAGGCCCGCGCGGTTTCCACGTCGTCGATTTCGGTCAGAATGCCGAAGCTGGACGCAGCATTGCCGGCCGCGTGATTGGGCGTGGCCACCTGCGCAGGCTCGACAAAGCGGACGCGCGTCAGCCCGGCGCCATCGGCAAAAAATCGCAAAAAGACTTCGCCGTCGCGGTCCAGCCGGCGCACGATCTCCTGCTGCCGGCGGTGCCAGTGATTCGCGGCCACGAACTCGTCGAGCACGGCCTGCGCTTGCTCGCACCACGCGGCGGGTGGCTGTTTTCCTTTGCGCGGTGTAGCCCGATAAGTGTGGCCGCTGCCGACCAGGTAGCTGATGCGGTTTTCGTGGCCATTGATGGCGAACTCGTTGCTGGCCGCCAGTGCCCGGCACTGCTCGCGAATGTCGCGCAGCTGCTGCTCGCTCACAAACGGAGTCTTGGCAGTCGGACCGCCCCCAGCGCCCAGACTTATCCAGCGATCGCCGTCGTCGTCGTAGGCTTCGTAGGGGTCGACAAACGAATCCCACAGTCCCTGCCAGGCTTCGCTCAGTCGTCGTTCCAGCCGTTCGGCCAGCCCCTGCCCATGGGCGTCGATCGTGGCAGTATTCATCACCGTCTCCTTGATTGCATGAGTGGTTTAGATCGACGCGGCGCCGATCGGCAGCCGGTCGCCCAGCGAGTCGCCCGTCGCGCGACGCCCCAGCAGGTCGCCGGCCAGTCGAACGGCCATCTCCAGTGCATCAGGCCCGTCGTCGTGATCGCCGGCCGGAAACTCCTGCAGCTGCTCGACGAGCAACTTTGCGCCGGGCGATGCGGCCCTGAACCTGAGCCTTCGCGCCGACAAATAAGGCCCCAGCCGACGAATGCGCACCTGCTTGTTCACGCGGTTGTCGATGCACCAGGGCTGCAAGTCGACCAGGCCCTCGGCCTGAAAGGCCGCTTCAAACTCGGCGGCCAGCAAGTCCTGAAACTGGTTCGTTTCGACCCCAAAGGCATGCGGTCGAAACTGCCGGCACAGCTCGACGCCCGCGGCCACCATTTCGGACGTGGCCCGACGGGCCAGCTCGGCGTCGACATAGAGCACGCCCTGGGGGTCGACGGCCAGTGCGACGTATGCCGAGTAGTCGCTGCGCCGCGCGTCGCGCCCCTTGCTGGGGTCCAGCGCCACGACTTTCAATTGGGTGCTCGCAGGCCACTCGTCGAACCAGATCTGCTCGTCGAAGTATGCTTCGGGCCATTCGCACATTGCGGGGTTTAGCGGCGACCCCTGTTTCTCGCGCTCGAAGGCCGTGCGGCCGCCTTCCACCCGCATCCGCATCAACGTGTACAGGTCTTCTTCCTCGGGCCACAGCAGCTGGGCCCCATCTTCCATCGCTTGCTGGTGCAGCTCGAAGAAGGCTCTCGCGGCCGCCGGCCCTGCCGGTGGGTCAGGATCGCAGTAAATTGCCTCCCACTGATGCCACAAGCTCATTTGCACCGGCCAGCGCTCAATGGCCTTGAAGATGCGCGAGTTCCAGCCGGGCGTGCGGTGCAGCTCCAGCGCCAGGGCATCCCGATGCAGCGCCGTGGCCAGGTTGACAATGTTCGTGTTGCGAGTACCTGCTTTCAGGAGCGTGGACTGGAACCAATCTCGCGATCGCTGCCGCTGCAAGGCTGATTGCGTGTGGCCGTCGTTCTGCAAGTCGTCGCAAAGGATCAACGTCGGCCGGTCGGGGCCCGCGCGGCGACCTCGAATCCGCTGGCCGGTGCCAAAGGCTTCGATCGTCACGCCGTTTCGCAGTCGGATAGCGCCGGCTCGCCACAGCTCGCCGCGGCCGGCGGCTAGCGGATACTCCTCGGCCAGCGTCTGGTTTTCGGTCAGCTCGAGCCGCAGGTTCTCCAAGTGCCGGCAAGCCTGTTGCCGTGTGTCGGAAACGATCCAGATGTAGGGCTCCCAGCCTTCGACCGCGGCCCGCAGCGCGCAGGCCAGCGTGGCCACGGTGCTCTTGGCGCCGCCGCGCGGCCCAACGACATTGAGCTTCGCGCCGCGCTCGAATCGCATCGCGTCGAACTGCTCGGCCAGCCACACGTGCATGGCGGAGGGCCGGCGATGAAAATGCCGCGGCAAGTAGTACTGCCCCCATTCGACGAGCGAAGCTGGTCGATCGGCCGTGCGCAATCGCCGCGACAAGTCGGCGTTCAACCCGGCGGCCAGGCGCGCCCAAACCGAGGTGGGCAGCCCGCAACGGTCGAGCCCGGCGTGTGGTTTCATTTTCGAGCTCCCTTGGTCTTGGCCGCCGATTGCAATCCGGCGCTCAACGCCTCGAGCCTGGCCAAGATTCGCTTGCGGTCGGCCGCTTTGGGAACTTCGTCCATAATCACTCCGGCAAACTGCGACAATACTTGCGAGACCTGCTCGATCGACAGCATGTGCGGCGCACGCTGGCCGTATCGGGCCGGATACTTTCGCTCCAGAGCCCAGGCCGCGGCCCACCAGTAGCGTCCCTCCTTGGCGGCTTTGTTGATGTACGTCAGATGCAACACCTCGTGTTTCGATTCGGCTTGCCGCAGCGCGCGGTAGAACTTGACGTCGCGCAGCGCCGTGCGACGGATCGTGTCGACGTGGCAACCGACATACCGCACCGCCGTAGCGCGGCTGCAACCCACGGCCAGGATGGCGCAGATTTCGCCCCGCTTCACGTCGTTCAGAATTGACCGCGAACGCGGCACCATGCTTCGCCTCGTGCTATGGCGCTGAAACATACTCGAACGACACTACCGCCCTCCCGCCCGAACCGCGATAGTTGCCGATGAAACGCCGCGCGCTCGCCGACCCGGTCTTCAACACCCGGGCCGTTCGCCAGCAAGGCGACTTCCGGCAGTGCGCGATCAAGGCCGGATGGCTGGAGGTCACATTGACGCGATGCCCCTGCGCGGCGTGCAAGTCGCACACGGCCTCGGCCACGCGCATGCCGATTCCCAGTCCCTGAAAGTCGGGCAGCGTCACCATCCGCGTAATTCTCCAGTGGCCACGGCGGCCGATCGTGGGCAACGTAGCGACAAACGACACCGGCACGCCGCGCCACCAGGCGGCATAACACCGCGCCAGCCGGCTCAGCGATCCGCTCAAATAGTGATGCGGCGCAAACAACCGCCAGAGGCGATGCCGGACGCGAAACAACTGCAACTCAATGGCGGGTCGCCGAAGCCGCCTCCGCTGACAGGTCCGCTCGCGCATATCCACCACCCAGTCGGGCTCCAACCACTCGGCCACGTCGTAGTGGCAGGTTACCGCCACGAACCGGCAACCGATCGCGCCGCCGCGAATTCCCTTCGAGAGCGCGGCCGAAGCGACCTGCGCCACGTTGCGATCGACCACGCTGGTGAACTCGTCGAACACCGCCAGCGGCACCTGCCCAGGTGCTTGATTGTCGCAGGCCGCTGCCTCGCAAATCGCGCCGGCCAGCGACCGGGCCAGGTCGCAGCGAAACTGTTCGCCGCCACTTAGCACGCCATAGGGTTTGATCCAGGACGGAGGCGAGCCAAAACCCACCGCGGTGAGCAATCCCGTGATCTGTTGCGTCGCCAACTCACCGAACCCGTCGATGACGGCCCGATCCGCGGGCCACGGTGCTACCGGCGCCATCCGCTGGCCAAAGGCCTGCCGGGCAATCGTCGATTTTCCGCTGCCCGAGGGACCGACGATCAACCCGATTTGCCAATGCTCGTCCGCTCCAGGCACGTCGACCGCGAATCGCTGGCTGGCGCGCTCCGCCAGCGGCACGTCGAACATGCCGGCCAGTTGCTGCACCCGGAACGATTCGTGCACCGGACAGCTCACATGTGCTTCGACCAGCACCATTCACTTCCTCCCAACCCGCGAGCTGCCGTTGCACTATAAGGTCAACAGGCGGCACTTCAAACCATCGCCTCGAAACCGCTCGTACAACTCCTGCTGCTGCCCTTCGTCCTGACACTCGACCACGACCTGAAACGTGGCCGGCACGATCAGTTCCTCGCGTTCCGCAAGCTCCTGCGCTTCGTGCTCGACGCCGGTCAATTCGGCCAGCATGGCCCGCACCGCCTCGTTATCGGTTTCGACCTGAGCGACCAGCTCCGCCAGCAGCCGCTCGTCCGTGCCAGCCATGGCCGCCAGCGGATCGAGCGTCACCAGCAGCTTGAGAGCCTCGTCCTCGGTTACGTCGAGCACCAGCACAGGCACGAGCTGCTCGGCCGCCACTTCGGCGCGCAAATGTCCATCGACCAGCTGCAACGAACCGTCAGGCAGTTCCCGCGCCAGCAGCGCGTCCGCATAGCCGATCTCGGCCAACACGCCGCGCATCGCGTCGTGTTGGGCTTGCGGATGCGTGCGCCAGTTGCGCGGATGCGGGCGCAACTGGTCGGCCCGCACGCGTCGAAAGTCCTTGATCCGATCGCGGATTTGCATCGCGATACTCCTGTAAATGCCGGGCGTTCGTGTTCACCTTCACGGGAAATCACTCACCGCGTAGCCGCTCGGAGATGTGCGCCAGCTGGACGTCGTGGGTATCGAGTCGGGCCTGATGTCGGCTGCCGATTTCCCACAAACGCCGGTAGTCGGCGCCTTGCCGGTCGATCTTTTCGCACACGTCGCCGATCTTGCTGGTAATGACAGCCAACTTGGAATGCACTTTGATCATCCACGGGCCCATCGCCAGCCCGATGGTCAGCACCGAGCACACGATCAAGCTCCACTCGGGAAACGACATTGCCGGATACCTCACTTTCAGATGAAACGTAACCGCGTCACGGCGCCTGGCCCGGTGGCGTGACGAAGGCGGAGCTCGCCGAGTCGGCGCCCGAGGCGACCGCTGTGCCACCCGGCACAAACGGTCCTTCGTTCAATAGCGCCGAGCTGGGCCAGCGCTTGGCCAGCACCAAGGCCTCGTTGAAGGGGATCGCGCGAATGGCCGTCAAGTCGGTCTCGGTCGGCCACCATTGAACTGGCGGGCGCTCTTCGGTCATTTCGACACTGGTCATCACCTTCGACGGGTCGTAGCTCGAGAAGTCGGTGTCCTTGAGCATGAAGTCCGGCTCGTACGCCTGAGCGCGCGAGTAGCCGAAGTACTTCGTGGCCATCAAGGCCAGAATCTCGCGCAGATATTGTCCCATCTTCGATGCGAACGAATCGGTCACGTACGTAGCCAGCTCGTTTTCCGAGTGCTGCATCATCTCCGACAACATCAGCAGGGCCAGCTGCGCGTACTCGCGAATGTCCGGCTGCCGCACGCGTTCGCCAAAGAACGGAATCGGCCATGCCAAAAACGTCTGCGGCGCGGGCGTGGCGTGTTCAACCACCAGGCCGTTGCTGTCGTTGGGCAATCGCTGGCGGTCGGCCAGCCGCTTGCGGGCCGTGACGATCAACTGGTGCAGGTCGTACCAGAACTGCTTGTGCGGTGGTTTGTAGAACTTCACGTCGCTGCGGTGCATCAGCTCGAATAGATTGCGGCCGACCAGGCTGTGGAATTGATAGATGACGGCGTTGTTCGTCCAGGTCTTTCCATTCGGGTTCGCAATCGCATAGCCCACCTGGCCCCACTTGCCGTTGTCGTACCACAGGATTTCATCGGTCCCGAACATCGGTGTCGCGCTTGCCATGTCGCCATCCCCCTTACAAGAGTTTGGAATCGGAGTTGCCCGAGAGCAGTTGATCCTTGACGCCTTCGACGAGTTTCAAATACGGAACGGCACCCGGATAGCGCTCGCCGACTTGCGCGTGCGCGGCTGCCCAGGCCTTGTCGAGTGCCGTCACCTCGTAAGGCACGAATTGGTTGTGATGTCGCTCGATGACCGACGGCACGATGTCCGGCGCACCAGGGGCCTGCGGCAACGACCTGCCCGTATTGAGCTGTTCGAGCCGGGCCTCGAGCCTGCGCTTGCCGCGCCGCATGACCAGCCATACCGTCGTCGCGGCCAACACTCCGGCCACCCCACCGGGAATGCCCAGCGACACCAACAGCGCGGCCAGCTTCGCGCTCAACCACGGCCGCGCCACCGATTCCAACGCGTCGGCCCCCTGTCGTAGCGCATCACTCCGATCCGGCGCGCCATTGACGATTGGCGGTGGCGCAACGTCCGCCGGCCCGCCGTGGTTTGGCGACTGGCCGTGTCCTTGATCCGGCACCGGCCCGAGCGGCGGCGTGGGCTCGACAATCGTCTTGGGTGGCTTTGCCGCCGACCCGCGCTTTCGTCCGCCGAGCCGCGGACAGAGCCCGGCCAGGAACTTGCGCACCCGGCCACAATAGGTTGCATCGACGACCTGGCCGTTGGTGCCGAAGATCACTCCCACCAGACGATGCTCGCCGTCGAATACCGGTCCGCCGGAATCGCCTTGCCGCGCGCTACCGCTCAACTCCAAGGTTTCGGTTCCCTGGCGGCCCAGCACGGTGACATACCCCAGCGCGTGTCCGCGGTTGCACCACAACCGACCATCGCTGCCCAGGCCGCAGGAGACCAGCGGCTCGCCAGGCTGCGGCGAGCGATCGGCAATCTCGATGGGCCGCACTGGCGGCGCCGCAACTTCGAGCGCTGCCAGATCGGCGGCAGCATCGATCCTGAGCAACCTTGCCGCGGACACCTGGCCCCCGGCGAAGTGGACCGTCAGTGTGCCCATTCCCTCGCGAAACAAATGGGCACACGTTAACACCACGCCGCGCGAAGCTTGGACCTCGACCAGCGTTCCTGTGCCCAGCGAGCTGGCGCCGCCGAGCTGATTTGCGACCCGCGCGATCGCTCGCCCGTCGACTTGCAGTCCAGCGCCATCCACCTGAAAGGGCGACAGCGGGGCTGCATAGCAGCGGCCTTGCTCGCAGTCGGCCGGTGCGGAGCGCGGCGCGAGAGCGCCGACGGCGCTAGCTACGATCAACAATGATTGAACGACGGTTCGCATCACGGCTCTACGGCACCAAGGTGTAGCGATAGCGATAGAAGGGGCTGCGGGCCAGGTCGGCCGGCAACGTCATGCGGTCCGCCAGGTGGCTCACCGGGTCGACGCCGCCGCCGATCCGGTCGCTCGTAGCACAGGCCTGGCTGCAAAACGGAGGCAAGCTCGTGTATCCGCCGTCGCGCACGTCGGCGCGGGCAAACAGCCGCACCAGTGGCAGGTGCAACAGCGCCGCGACGGCTACGCCCGCGTAGCCGTAGTTACAGCCCGCCAGGCGGCGCATCAGGGCAGTGGCGCCGGCCCGATCGTACTCCGGCCAGCGGGCGTCGGGGTTGGCCTCGAACAAGTCGATGCGCCCGGGCCAGCGTTGCACCTGGCTTGAGAGCGTGACGGCGCGCCCTCCGTGCAGCTGAAGCACCTCTAGACAAAAAAGATCCTGTCCCCACCAGGCCGCTTTGGCCGCGTGCGAGTGCGTGCCGCGGCCGGCGATCGCAATCAAGCCGCGCCGCCGAAACAGCAGCAGGTCGCCATCGCGGATCGACTGGCGCACCTGCCGATACGGCGCATAAACGATCGTAGCGTTCGTCATCAT